TAATGTCTTCTGTAATAGCCCCTACGATTGTAAAGCCATTAGCCCAAATACTTGAACCTAAAACTTCTTGACCTCCTCCTTCATTAAGTTCAGTAATGATATCATTGATATCTTCTACAATGTATCTTTCGTTTGAACTTTGTCCAAATCCTTTAAGCTGTGATCTTTGTTGAATTGGCATAACTAATTAATTTATAGCAAAGATACTTGTTTTTAGTTCAATATTTTTAGGATACGACCCGTGCGCTTATCTACCTTAGCCAACTTCATACGATAATTTGTTTCTTTTGACTGTACATATTTGGTAATTACGTGTGTTTCTTTGTCCTGTGACTTGATGTTTTCAGGTTCGTACCTTGCGTGTGCCTGCGCATTGATATATGCAAAACCAATAGCAAAGATGGCATCATCATAATCATACCTGGTATCCGCAGCTTGGTATCTAGTTTGACGATGGCTAGTTGAGCTCTTCAAATCTTTCTCCACGAAGGTCTTCAGCTGCTCCCAGATCCACGGAACGTCTATGTTGATGCCGTAGGCATCAATCATTTCCTCCACTTTTGCAATAATCCTTGGTGCTGTGTTAGCTTTGTTGGAAATGCCGAACCATTTCCCACCATAAGTTTGAAAGTATTCAGGAAGTTGTGCGTTAGCGGTAAATTTTGTCTTAAATCCGTGTATCTCTTGGAAGTCTACGTGCATATCACCAATGTTATTCTCCACTAGTTCCTTTACGCCACCTCTTTTCTGCTGATCATAGTACAGACTTTGCAAAAGTACCTGTAGGTAAGTGTACTTAAACTTGCGATCCCTATGGAATACTACAGAAGAAACGGAATTAGTAAGTGAATCCCATATGGCACTACACATCATTGAGTGACCTGTCTCTGAATTGATGGGGTCAGTCCCTTGATACCAACGATTCTTCCATATTTCACCGTTTGGTGGGTGATGTACAATCATTGCCGTGGTGGATACGTCTTCTCTACCTGATGTATTGATCCATCTAGCGCCTGTAATGCGATATTCGGTGATTAGGTCGGGTGTTGGCTGTGACATATCCATAATAGGCTCGAAGTAACCGTACTCTATGGGTGTATCTTTACCGTATATCTCGCTTAATCTTTGATTACAATAATGAATCGGAACGAGCGTTCTTGCTTTTCGCAGGAACATATCGTCAATTGTGATAGGATAATGCTGGTGGAACTGAACTTTGGCAACTTCTCCTTTTTTGGTTCCTTCCAATGCAAGGTATGCTTTACGTTCGTTGTTGATGTGTTCGTCTGTGACACCTCTTCGTGCATAGGCGTTGAAGAATAATGGTATGATTCCATACTCGTAGTTTTTTTCCTTCCACTGACTTAGACACATCTTAAATTCTGCCTCGAATACCGAGCCCCCTTTGTCCATTTCACCTCCTGTACCCCATGCTAAGAACTGCTGTTGCATGGTCATCTTGCCAGTTTCCGGGTTGTACTTAAATAAAGCAGGTCGACCTTCACGCATCATCTCACCGAATATGTCAAATAGACCGATTTCATCGATGAATACTGCCGATGGCGAACCCCCGTTGATTGCATCTACCTGCGGACTATCTACCTGAAAGCGAGATGCACCACCTTCGTCACGACCTTTCTTCTCACCCTTCTTATCGAATGACATTACTTGGTCTGTCCAGTTCTTTACGTCCTGAGCAATGTAGTCAGGAATCTTAGTGTAGGTCCACTTTACTTTATCTCGGAAGATCTCGACACCTTTATCTTTGGAATGGGTAACGAATTTAATGAAGTAGGACTTGTTGAGATTTACTCTTTTCATCCCTGCAAGACACATTGTAGTGGTAAAACCAATTTGTCGGGCTTTACCTATCATCATGGAGTATCCGCAGTCAAATAAAAATAGGAGTACTTTCTGTGCATCCCACGCTTGATAGCGTAGCATACCGTTTTCGGCTTTATCTTCTTTAATAAAACCGTACTTGTTACAGAAGTATAATGTGTTGTCGTTACATTTCTGTATCTCTGTGGCTAGCCAGTTGTATTGATCTTCTTCGTTGTCGAAGTCGGTTAACATGGTATCATCCTGTAACCAGATCCTAGCTTGTTCGCAGTATAAATCGAAAGGCTTAAAACTTATCTTGTTCTGCCAGCCGCTGTTGATGCTATCAATCCAATCTACGAATGGTTTTGGATAATCAAATTCAGCGTGTGTAGGCTTCCAGTCTGTGGTAAGTATTGGCCTTCGAGCTATACCGTCTTGTGATTGACGCATATAGCAAGTGGAATTAATAGTTCTTCATTCCTTTTTTCATTGCAGGCTTGGTAGATTTACCCTTAGGCATCTTTTCCATTTTAGCCTCGCCTTTAGCCATTGCTTTTTCAATAGCTTTTCCGATTTTCTTTTTCATCATTGATTTCATAACAAATAATTTAATTAATCACAATACTTTTTGTCCTTGGTATTCTTGAACATTAGCTTAAATCCAGGCTTACAAGCACAAGACATATCTTCCTTAAGGCTATTAGGCGATGCCGGACGGCCTTCTACACGACCTTGTCCAAGGTAGCTTCCGTTTTTCTTAGGGTTGGATGCCCAGTATTTATCTCCTTTCATATAAATGTATTTGTCACAAATATACAAATAATTAAAACAAAAAATAAGGGGGCTATTACACCCCCTCACCGATCAAAACAACAGATACAAACAAAAAACAAGAGTTCAAATATAACAATTATATTGGAAATTTAATACTATCGATTGATTTTTCTGTTCTATCAGTATTATTTTTTTTATCTATTGTCCTTCTGGTGTCTATGATAAGTATTCTACTTCCAATTGGTTTAACTGGTGCTCCACGTTCAACGTGCCATCCTTTAGATCCATCACCAAACTCTTCTTTGTAGGTGCCGGTAATCATAAGGTGAATTTGCTTTTGCTTACTTGACCACCCATTTGCAACTGAATGATCGATGGTATCTCTAGCAATATTGGTGCATTTATTCTCGTGGATATGTCCCATCGCAAATACCTCAAAATCCTCATACATTTCTAGGGCACGAGTAAGATTGATTTCACCACGGGTCACTATTCCCCCTCCTCCACTTCCATGGAAATATCGCACTTTGGTAGAGATTCTAGTTCCAGGTCTAGTAGTCTGATTGATTACAATCCATCCTCCGTAACCTCCGGTTTGAACGTTAGTATGGTTTTTGTAATTAAGCAGGTCAACAAAGCGCTGAAGTACATCTGTCTCATGGCGTTTAAGTATTGCGGTTTCGTGGTTGCCATATCCGACAACAGTAATTAGGTGTGCGTATGGGGTGAAGAAATCTACGGCTGTTTCTATGATTGAATCTAGGTAGCGAACGTTGTTATGCTCAGGGCGGATGTCGGACTTGGTACCTCTTGGATCCCATTTACCCTGCATAAGGCAGAAGGTATCTCCGTTAAACATCATCGGAATAGATTCTCTAAGGCAGTAATCTAAATCTCTTTTGAGTAGTGTCCAATCGCATTTAGGATTATCCCAGTGGATATCGCTAAACATAGCGAGTTTAAATTTAGTTCCTTCAACTTTAATTTCGTGAATGTTTTTTGAGTGTCTGATTAATTCCATTTAGTCGTTATTTGAGTACTGCTCATCTAGTTCCTCATTTCGTTGAGGCATACGATCAAATTCTTTTACACAGTAGAAGAGCTTCTTAATTGTTCCTTTGTAAAAGTATATAGGGTTGACCATATAGGTTCGGCGATTCTTTTCGGTTGTAAATCTAATAATATCTTTGGCACAAAGTTCTTTGATGCTACTCATCACAAACTTCATATTCATATCCGTTAGCTGTTGAATATCACGCAAACTGTAATTTTTCAAAGTATTACCGTACCCCATCTGCTGGGTCATAAAGCGCAACATACGATTAGCCGAAGGCTTAACTTGGTTCATAATGGTGAGCGACTCAGTGAAGGTAATCATGTACCTCATCTTTTTTCTACGCAATAAGTTCGCAATGACATCGTCAGCCTGCGCATTGTACCCTTCAGCAATAGGAACGAACTCTCCCTTCTGATTCTTGTAATACAAATCTAGGCCCTTTACTTTTTGATTGATTACCCTGTCGGCTTCCAGCAGGATTAAGTCGAATACTATGTTGTTCATTTTTTAGATTGTAAATTACGATCCACAATAAGTGAATCCACATTAAGTTTAATTTTCTTCAGATGCGATATCGTCTGCTTATGTCGGGTATGCTCATAGAATATCAATCCATTTAGAGCCC